GGGATCTATATCAAGATTGAGGAATTGCCATGAAGATTGACTACATAGATTTCTTTAGCAGAGTCATTCCTGAATGGATGGCGCGCAGCAATCAGAAGAGTCAAGAAGTCGGATTTGGTTCAGACGCTTATTGGCAATGGGTCGTGTTGTCTATCGGAGAAATTTGCAAGCAATACAATGATGACGAGCTGGTGATGGAGCAATTCGGTCTACTCTTTAACTGGCTAGAAAAACAAGCGGAAGGAACAGGAAGTTAATGGTTACGTGTGAGTTTAGTACAGATAAAAAAACTTGGAAAAAGCTGGGTGACGAAACAGTGACAGAGTTACATGATAGTGTAAATAACCCAAGCCACTACCAAGGACGATATGGTATGCAATCTATCGATGCTCTAAGAAATTTTATGACACCAGAACAATTAAAGGGTTTCTATCTAGGAAATGCTTTGAAATATCAGTTGCGGTTTCAAAAAAAGAATGGGCTTGAAGATCTGAAGAAAGCTCGTAAGAATCTGGATTGGTTAATTGAGGAATTTGAGGTAGAAAAATGAATAAACAGGAATTGATTAAAGCAGTTATTGAGTTACCAGTAGATTGCAGTGGCTCTAGACCTAAGATTGATAAATTAACAACGTTGGAATTGATAAAGTTATTAAAAGAACCAGAAAAAGTCACAATTCCGAAATTTGTGGCGGATTGGATAGAGTATTGTAAATTTACTCATGTTGATTTGCAACACGCTTTAATTGTTGGCGATGTATACTTTTACAACTATGCAAATCAAAAAGATTTTTCAAAACTAAAAGAATTTTTAGAAACTGAAAATAACCAAGCGACCTTCGCTCGAGCATGGCTTGACAGTTATGATATTCAGGGAACAAAATATGTAGTGACCGATGGTAATCATTTGTATTTCAAAAACTATCAAGAAGATATTGAAATTGTCATACTAGTGGATGAACAACCTGGTACGATGAAGTATGTTAAGAAATTCGACACAAAGGAAGAAGCCCAAAAGGCTGCGGATATTCTTGGTTGGAAAGTTCAGGAGGTAGATTGATGGCAAAGATAGTATTAAAAAATCCTTACTTTGAAGAAGAAATCAAGGTAAAAGAAGATTATGGGCATATTCTAAATATGTTGGAATGGCTTGAGCGAGGTAATATAAATTATCTTCATTTACAACAGATTGAGCCTACTGAAACTATCATCACGATAAATCCCAAAAACTTTGCAAAGATTGAATTTTACGAGGAGGATAAATGACGATAAACATCAAACAACGATTAAAAGCGTTACAGTACATCGATATCAAAGCGAAGTCAAAACACCAGGAAATCATTAGCTTGAAATCGAGCATTTTGCGAGGGCAGCAGTTTGACAACATGCCAAAATCGAAAAATAATAAAAATCAATCAGAAGAATTGAATATTCTGATTATTGATAAAACAGAACAGCTCTATCAAGAAATTCAAGTTTTATATAAAGAGCGTGATGAGTTGGTTCAAGCAATCGAATCGCTAGACGATCCGGTAGAAAATATCGTAATGCGGTTGTTTTATATCGATGGTATGACATGGAATGAAGTCGAAGCTAAGCTAAAATACAGTAGAGGCGCTATTCAAAAAATCAGAAAGTCTGCCTTTGAGAATTTATCTAAAAAATGTGAACGAAGTGAACTAAAGTGAACTTTTAAAGTGATATTATGGTATTGTCAGCAAGTACGGTAAAGCGGATTGATGACTCCTTTAATGTTTAATGGTATCAGGGTGGTAAGCTGGTGATCTCCTCTTTGTGTTATTTAGTTCAATCCCTGGTGCCGTTATTTAGATTTTTAGTGTAGTGGTAACACAACAGTCTCCAAAACTGTTATCGTGGGTTCGATTCCTGCAAAGTCTGTGAGAGGTCTTGTATCAAGTCACACATTGTGTGGCTTTTTGTTTTGTAAAAAATGGAGGTGATGGAAAATGGGATGACTGAAAAACAAAAGATTTTTGCCGATGAGTACATCATCTGCTTAAATGCAACGCAGGCTTATAAAAAAGCCTATCCAAATATCAAAAAGGATGAGGTAGCAAAAGCTGCAGGAAGCAGATTGTTAACTAATGTTAACGTCAAATCCTATATAGAAGAGCGATTGGAAGAGTTGAAATCCGAGCGTGTAGCAGACCAGCAGGAAGTCCTAGAGTTCCTCACTTCTGTGATGCGCGGTGAAGTTACTGAACCACTGCTTGTTTTAGACGGAGAAGGCACTCAACGTGTCGTAGAGGCAAAGCCTAATGTATCAACTCGTAAGAGTGCTGCTGTTGATTTAGGCAAGCGATATGGTCTGTTTACCGAGAAAGTAGATATCAATGCTACAGTTACCGAGACTAAGAAGTTTGACGATATCGTTAGTCAGTTGGGCGGTGATGGACTTGACGAATAGCTTCCCTTTATCTCAAAAGTACATCGACTTTTGCAACAGCTTTAATAATGTTGATGCGGACTTTTTGGAAGGTACAACAGCAGCTGGAAAAACAACGGTTGGTGTTGGTGTCAAGTTTATGCGAGCAGTCAGCAGAAGTTCGAAGAAATTTCACATCATTGCAGCAAAGACAGTTGGTGTAGCCGAAAAGAATATCATTAATCAGGATAACGGAATTTTAGACATCCATAAAACATCCGTCTACTGTGGTAATGGTGATAAAGATTCGAAGATTCCTCACATCAAGTTTGAGGGGAAAATTATTTATGTACTGGGATATGACAACAAGGAAAAATGGAAGCTGGTTCTCGGTGGACAGTATGGATGTGTCTATATTGATGAGGTCAACACAGCTGACATCGAGTTTGTTCGTGAGTTGTCCACACGTAATGATTATTTGATGGCAACGCTCAATCCGGATAATCCTGATTTACCGGTCTACAAAGAGTTCATCAACAAGGCGAGACCATACAAAAAATACGCAGGCGATGTGCCGGAAGAAATTATGCGAGACCTATCAGAACCAGCTAACCCTAAATGGCGTTACTGGTTTTTTACGTTTAATGACAACCTGTCATTGACACCAGAAGCCATCCAGAAGAAAAAGGATGCTGCACCAGTTGGGACTAAGCTCTACAAAAATAAAATACTTGGTCTACGTGGCCGAGCAACAGGAATTGTCTTCGTTAACTTTGATAGTAAAAGACATGTGTTGAGTAAGTCTTTTGTAAAGAATACGGTCACGTTCCAGCGGTTCACAGCTGGACTAGATACAGCTTACTCAGCAAGTAGTCCGGATACAATTGCAATGATTTTTCAAGGAATATCAGATGACGGGAAGTTATATACGCTGGATGAGGAAGTCTACAACAACGCTGAGCTTGATGTACCGATTGCACCATCTGATACTGTTGTCAAGTTTATCAATTTCCTAGAGCGCAACCGTGGTGAATGGGGGTTGGCGCGTGATGTCTTTGTTGATAGTGCGGACCAAGCGACAATTACAGAATTAAACAAATACAAGCGACAATACGGCTGTCTGTATATCTTTAACAATGCTTATAAGAAAACTAAGATTATTGACCGGATCAACTTCCAAATTGGTTGGTTAGCTCAAGGTTGCTACTATGTGTTGAGTCATTGTACGAATCACATCAAAGAGCTAAACACGTATGCGTGGAAAGAAGGAAAAGATGAGCCGGAAGACGCAAACGATCATACAATCAATGCGAATCAGTATGCGTGGTTGCCATACAGGAAGATAATTGGAAGAAAGGAAAACTAAAGTGGGAATAATGGATATGATCAGAAGGAGTATGAGAAGTTTTCTCAAACTGGAACAGGCACAGCCAAATGTCATCACAATTACAGAGGCAATGACGTTTGAAGATAATGCAGCCAAGAACCAAATCTGGTACCGTGGCGACTCATACGAACTGGACCAGCTCTACAAGCAATTACCACACATCAACATCAACTTTTGGGGAGCGACAAGCACTCCTGGGCAAGAAATTAGAAAAATTCACACAGGAATACCTGGTCTCATCGTTGATAGGTTGGTAGATATCACGCTGCACGATATGAATGATTTAGACTTTGCCGAGAAAGCGCAAGGGACTTTGTGGGAAGAGATTGCTGAAGATAGCAACTTCCACGATCAACTGCAGGAGGCGATTAAAGACAGTCTTGTGATGGGTGATGGTGCTTTTCGTATTTCATTTGATCCCGGGCTTACATCATTGCCTATTGTTGAATGGGTTGGTGGAGATAGAATTGAAATCATCTACAACCGTGGAAGATTGAAAGAAGTTATTTTCCGCACGCACTTCACAGAACACAGACGGAGCTATTTGCTCGAGGAAATCTACGGCTATGGCTCATTAACTTATAAGCTCTACAGGGGCGAAACTGAGCTAGATATGAGCGCGACAGAGTACACCGCTAACCTTTCCGATGTAGCGTTTGATAAATCCGTTATCTTGTGCTTGCCGTTTAAGATTTACACGTCACCTAAAGTAAAAGGTCGTGGTCAATCTATCTATGATCGTAAGACAGATGCTTTTGATAGCTTGGATGAGTCTTGGAGTCAGTGGATGGATGCTCTTCGC